CAATGCGAGGTGCGTTACGTTCTTGGCCTGCGAGCAAGCAGGGGACGTGGCGTCGCGTTAGACTACATTGATTCAATCGAGAAAACGCGCAGCACACTGTCGCGTCAACGTCTCGAGGCTGATGTCAAAACACAGTGGGACCGCGGTAACCGTGGCACCACGTGGATTGATGACCTGCAACTAGACTGAGGGCAACATGACTGCCATAGCTAAACGCGGTGCCGGAAGGCCCAGCATCTACAGCACAGAACTGGCCGGCGAGATTCTTGCCATGTACGCAGCAGGCCTTTCCGTCAGCGAAATATGTCGCGAGGATGGAATGCCTGACCGTGTGACTCTGTGGCGTTGGAGGAATGAAAACGAGGAATTTGCAACGGCTTTCGCACGTGCGCGAGAAGCGAATGCAGAGAGCATTGAAGACGAAATGCTGAAGATTGAATGCCAAGTTCTGCTCGGTCAGCTCGAGCAGCAGGCTGCTAGCGTCGTGCTATCAAGTCAGCGCTGGCGTGCTCGCGTTCTGCACCCTGCTCGCTTTGGCGACAAGGTGGCCATCGACCACTCGGGCACCGTTGGCCTGAATATCAACATTGACCTCGGCCCCAAGTGACCACACGCAGCATTGTCTACGCTCCGCCGGGTCCGCAATCGCGGGCCTTCATGCTGGACGATACGTCGTTCTTCCGCGGCATCATGGGCCCGTTCGGCTCTGGCAAGAGCACGTGCTGCATCATGGACATCCTGCGCCGGGCACAGAGCCAGAGGCCGGGGCCTGACGGCAAGCGCCGCTCCCGCTGGGCTATCACCCGCAACACCTTCCCTGAGCTGCGCACCACGACCATCAAGAGCTGGCACCAGTGGGTGCCGCAGACCATTGGCCGCTGGGTCGACACCGGCCCGCCCACGCATCACATCAAGGAAGGCGACCTTGACCTCGAGGTGATGTTCCTTGCGCTGGACCGGCCAGACGATGTCTCCAAGTTACTCTCGCTCGAGCTAACGGGCGCTTGGATGAACGAGGCACGTGAGCAGCCCAAGGCCGTGCTAGACGGCTTGACGGGCCGCGTAGGCCGCTACCCGAGCGCTGCGCTGGGCGGCTGCACATGGTCCGGCATCATCGCCGACACCAACCCGCCAGACGAGGACCACTGGTGGTACAAGAACGCCGAGGAGGTGCGGCCCGAGGGCTGGCGCTTTTACCGGCAGCCCGGTGGCCTTGACGAGAACGCCGAGAACCTCGACTGGCTGAACCAGAACCCCGAGACCCTGACGCTGCCATACGGTGACTCGGTGCGCCGGCGTGCCGGCCGTCACTACTACGAGCGGCAAGTGGCCGGCAAGGACCCTGACTGGGTCCGCGTGTACGTCAATGCCGAGTACGGGTTTGTGCGTGATGGCAAGGCCGTGTACCCAGAGTTCCGCGACAGTGTCCACGTGGCTGAGTTTGGGCTGATGCCGGGCATGCCAATGTACGTGGGCATCGACTTCGGGCTGACGCCGGCAGCCACGTTCGCTCAGCGTACAGCCATGGGCCAGTGGCGCGTTCACTCCGAGCTGGTGACCGAGGACATGGGCGCGGTTCGCTTTGGCCAGCTACTCCGGCAGGCCATGCACGAGCGCTACCCCGGCATGCAGTTTGCGGCCATCACGGGTGACCCAGCCGGCGAGGGACGGGCCCAGACCGACGAGACCACGCCATTTCAAATCCTGCAGGCCGCAGGCGTCGACGCCCGCCCGGCCCCTACCAATGACTTCACCAAGCGCCGCGAGTCCGTAGCGGCCTGCCTAAGCCGTTTGGTGGATGGTCAGCCGGGGCTCGTGGTCCACCCGCAATGCCGCACTTTGCGTAAAGCCATGGCTGGGGGCTACAATTTCAAGCGCGTTCAAGTGACAGGCGAGGAACGATACCGAGACGTACCCGACAAGGGCCAGTATTCCCACGTTGCCGAATCCCTGCAGTACATGCTGGTGGGAGCAGGTGAAGCGCGAACACTGGTACGCCGGGAACGCAGTACGTTCCGACAGGCCAGCGCTATCAACGATTACTCCATCTTTGGGTGACCTATGTCTGCACTGTTCTCGAAACCCGCCAAGCCGCCACCGCCTCCTGCCCCTGCGCCGGCACCTAGCATTGACACTGCTCGCCAGATGCAGATGGACCGCGACGTGCTTGCAGGCCGCAAGGGCCGCGCCGCCACTATCCTGACGAGCCAGCAGGGCGACCTGACCACGCCGACCACTGGCACCAAGACGCTGCTCGGGAGCTGACGGTCATGGGCGCGTTGTACAAGGCGACACCTCACGTAAGGGGCGGCAATATTCTTGACCCGCTCAACGTCATGGGCAACAAGTACACCGACCCGTTTGGCGTGTGGAATGCCACTGCCGGCCAACACGTGCGCGACATTGACCGCGCCGTTGGCATCACAGCGGAAGGCAAGGCTGATGCCAAATGGAAAGCCAACGCCAACATCCGCAATGTGACCTACACCAAGATAGCCGGCAGCACCGTGAGTCCCGAGACCGCGGCCAGCATGCTTGCTCCAACCTCACCAACCACCGGGCCGATGTCTCGTACCGGCACCAAGACCCTACTGGGGGGCTGATACATGGATAGCCGCGCCGAAGAAATCATCCGCAGACAAGCCAAGATTGCCGGCGACAGAGCTATCTTCGATTCGCACTGGCGAGAGATTGCCGAGCGCATCCTGCCCCGCGGCGACCACTTCAAGGTCAACCGCAACCCCGGCGACAAGCATACCGAAAAGGTGTTTGACGCTACCGCGGCGCTAGCACTTGAGCGCTTTGCTGCTGCCATGGAGTCCATGCTGACGCCACGCACGCAGCGCTGGCACAAGCTCAAGACGCAGGACGAGCGGCTGAACCAAGACCCCGCAGTGAAGCGCTACCTCGACGAGGTTACGCAGTTGCTGTTCAACCTGCGCTATGCACCGAAGGCCAACTTCGCCAGCCAGACGCACGAGAGCTACATGGCCCTTGGCGCGTTCGGCACGGGCTGCATGTTCGTAGATGAGATGATGGGCGTGGGCATCCGTTACCGTGCGGTCCATCTGTCCGAGCTGTTCATTGCCGAGAACCATCAGGGCGTAGTGGACACGGTCTACCGCAAGTTCTCCATGACGGTGCGCCAAGCCGCGCAGCGCTTTGGCGAGAAGGGCCTGACAGAGGGCCAGCTTCGCACGCTGGAAAAGAACCCCGACCAGACCTACGAATTCATTCACTCCGTGTTGCCTAACAGCGAGATGAAGGACGGGCGCAAGGACTATGCCGGCATGACGTTTGCCTCGTGCTACGTCAACATGGAAGGCCGCACGGTAATGGGTGAGGGCGGCTACCGTTCGTTCCCCTACGCCGTGGGCCGCTACGTGACGGCACCGAAGGAAGTGTACGGGCGCTCGCCGGCTATGACGGTCCTGCCCGACATCAAGATGCTGAACGAGATGAGCAAGACGGTCATCCGCGCAGCGCATAAGCTCGTGGACCCGCCGCTGCTCTTGCAGGATGACGGCGCACTGCAGGCCTTTGACCTACGTCCCGGTGCATTGAACTACGGCGGCGTGGACGAGAAGGGCAACCAGCTTGTGCATCCGCTGGCCACCGGTGCTCGCGTGGACATTGGCCTCGACATGATGGAGCAGCGCCGCAAGACCATCAACGACGCCTTCCTTGTCACGCTGTTCCAGATTCTCGTGGAAGCGCCGACGATGACGGCCACCGAGGCCATGCTGCGTGCGCAGGAAAAGGGTGCCTTGCTTGCTCCCACGATGGGACGCCAGCAGTCTGAGTTCCTTGGCCCGCTCATCGAGCGCGAGTTAGACATTCTGGCTCACGCCGGCGCACTGCCTCCAATGCCTGACGCCTTGCTTGAGGCCGGCGGTATGGTGGAGGTGGAGTACGTCAGTCCACTGAACAGGGCGCAGCGTGCAGATGAGGGCGTGGCCATCCTGCGGACGCTCGAGTCCATCACGCCGTTGGCGCAGATTGACCCCAGCGTCATGCTGGTGTTTGACCCCGAGGCCATTGCTCGCGAGCTTGCCGACATCAACGGCGTGCCGGCCAAGGTCATGCGGACCCCCGAGCAGATTGAAGAGCTCAAGGAGCAGCAGTCGCAGCAGCAGCAGGCCGCGGCCCTCTTGCAGGCAGCACCCGTCGTGTCCAAGTCCGCCAAGGAAATGGCGCAAGCTCAGTCTCTGGCCGGCGCTGCACCATCGCAGCAGGCACCGGGCATCTTTGGTAACGCCGCGTGATTCGCGAGCTAACCAAGAACGCCTCAAACTTCCTGCGTCGCAAGAGCGCGTACCGTCGCGTGTTCTTGCATCAGGACGGCGGCATGACGCGAGACCAAGAGCTGGTGCTGGCTGACCTGCGCCGCTTCTGCAAGGCTAACTCCAGCACCATCATGGTGAGTCCCGTGAGCCGCACCGTGGACCCCATCGCAATGGCTATGGCCGAGGGTCGCCGCGAAGTCTGGCTCAGGCTTTCAGGCATGCTGCACATTGACGAGAAGACCATGTTTAACCTGCAGGATGTAAACGATGGCAACTGAATACGACATGGACAACGGCGGAGAAGACGCGGAGAACTACACCGCGGAAGCTGCTGCGTTCATTGCTACGCTCATGGTGGCCGCTCCCGTGGCTCACATGCTGCACCTGCAGACCAAGAGCTACGCCCAGCACAAGGCGCTCGAGGAGCTGTACACCGGCCTGCCCGAGAAGGTGGACGCGCTAGCAGAGTGCTATCAGGGTTGCTACGGCATCATTGCCAAGTACCCGCGCATGGCGCTGCCTCCGCTTGAGAAGCCTATCCACTTTGTTGCCAGCCTCATCGAGTACGTTGAAGAGAATCGCGAAGGCGTGGCTGACGAGTCGCAGATTCAAAACCTCATCGACGAGATTGCCCAGCTTCTGGACACCGTCGCGTACAAGCTCATCCTCTCGTAAACCAAGGAGACTAGACCATGTCGACTGCAAGCGGGTCTGCCATGCTGGCAGGCAACCCGGCCAGCGCTGAAGCTGCTGCCGGTCCTACGGACGGCGCACCAGCCGCATCGACTACTCAGCCGGCCAATGCCAATGGCATGTGGTACGACAACATTGAGGACAGTGACCTCAAGGGCTACCTGCACAACAAGGGCTGGAAAGACCCATCCGAGCTAGCCGTTGGCTACCGCAACCTCGAGAAGCTGGTTGGCCACGAGAAGGTGCCGCTGCCCAAGGGCAACGAAGACACCGAGGGCTGGGCACGGGTCTACGACGCACTGGGACGCCCTAAGGAGGCCGCGGACTACAAGCTCGCAGTACCGGAGGGGGGCAGCCCAGAGTTCGCCCAGCAGGCTGCCAGCAAGTTCCACGAGCTCGGCCTAAGTTCCCGGCAGGCCTCGGCGCTCACCGAATGGTGGAACGGTCAGGCCGGCAGCGCCCAACAGGCCCAGATGCAGGCCCAGTCTCAGGCCACTGAGCAGCAGCTCAACAGCCTGAAGGGCGAGTGGGGTCAGGCTTGGGACGAAAACCTTGAGCTTGGCCGGCGTGCTGCCCGTCAGTTTGGGCTAGACGCAGAATCGCTGACCAAGATGGAGAACGGCATGGGCACAGCAGAAATGCTGAAGTTCATGTCGCGCATCGGCCGCGGGCTCACCGAGCACACGTTCGAGAGCGGCAAGACCAGCAGTGGCTTTGGTATGACGCCTGACGCTGCCAAGAACCGCATCAGCGCTCTGCAGCAAGACTCTGAGTGGACCACCAAGTACCTCAACGGCAACGCTGATGCGCGTGCCGAGATGAGCCGCTTGATGGCCGTGGCTTTCCCTGAGTGATGCGCATATGACAACACCAACAGAAAACCCCTTCCACAATCCAGAGGTCCGGCTAGACTGTCTGCGAATGGCTGCTAGGCCGGGTCTCTCGCCGCATGAAGTAATTGCGGTTGCCAGAGAGTACCTAAGCTGGGTGGCCGGTCCGCCTCAGTCGACAACCACGCAAGTGGCCGGCACACGAGGCGTACCAACTGGCCCCGTGCAAACGGACAAGCCTCCGGCAAAAGGGCGCGGGTAACACCGCATAGTTTTGATTCAATCCCCTTCGGAGGGTTAGACAATGTCTTTTAACGTCTCTACCGCGTTCGTCCAACAGTACTCGACGAACGTGGCAATGCTCCTGCAGCAGCAGGGCTCCAAGCTGCGCGACACCGTCGCGTCGTACAAGTTCATGGGCAAGGCCGCTTCGGTGGTCGAGCAGTTCGGTGCCGTGTCTCCGGTTCGTAACCAGAGCCGTCACTCGGACACGCCGCTCATCTCCACGCCGCACGACAAGCGCTGGGCCTACCCCAACGACTACGACTGGGCAGACCTCGTGGACTCGCAGGACAAGCTGCGTATGCTCATCGACCCGACCTCGTCCTACGCAATGGCTGGTGCCATGGCGCTTGGCCGTGCCATCGACGATGAACTCATCAGCGCGTTCTTCAACGCAAACAACACGGGTGAAAACGGCACGTCCTCTACGGGCACGCTGTACGCCTTCGGCTCGAACAGCCAGTCCGTTGCTGCGACCATTGGCGCTTCTGCTGCCACTGGCCTCAACATCGCCAAGCTGCGTCGCGCTAAGCGCATCCTGATGGAAGGTCTGGTGGACGTGGACAACGACCAGTTGTTCGCGGTCATCTCGGCTCGCCAGCACGATGACCTGCTCAACGAAGCTCAGGCCATTAGCCTCGACTACAACAGCAAGCCTGTTCTCGTCGATGGCCGTATCCGCAGCTTCATGGGCTTCAACTTCGTTCTGTCTGAGCGTATCCCCGGCGCGAGCGGTTTCAACACCGCCATCAATCCGGCGATTGCCACGGGCTCGAGCGACGGCACTTACACCACTGGCTCGCGCTTCATGGTGCCGGTGTTTGCGAAGTCTGGTATGGCGTTGGGCCTCTGGAATGAAATCCAGACCACCATTGACCGCCGCCCTGACAAGCGCAACAGCTATCAGGTGTACTGCACCGGGACCTTCGGTGCGACCCGCACTGAAGAGAAGCGCTGCGCTCTCATCAACTGCGTCTAAGGAGCCTGAACCATGGCTGCATATCTTTCGACTGAACTGGGTAGCACCGCTAACCAGACGGCGGCTCCGGTTGGCTACAAGCCTCGTGCGTCGGTGTATCAGGCTCGCCTGAAGCGCTTGCGCGGTACGTTCACCTTCGCTACGCAGACTACCAGCGACACGCTTGTCGTTGGCACCCTGCCGGCTGGTGCGACGTTTG